TATCATTGCAGGTAGTTATTACTTGCACGATGAAGACTACATGGATCAGCTCTCTAACCGCCACTGGCGAGGACTGCTGATGTTGAATGATGTTAAAGATGGCGGCTTTGATGAGATGCTGTTGTCTATTGACTACCTTGAAAGGAAGTACAGTGAACAAGTGTAATACGTGCTTCTACGCACTAAATGATAAGGACTTAGAAACTCCGTGTATTACCTGTACCGGATACTCTAACTTCGTAAAAGGAGATTTGTATATGACACCTAGTCACTCAGCGCAGCCTTTGAAGGAAGCTATTGATGATTGGTTTGCGAACGCCAATGGCGTTGCTTATGAGGACTTCTGGGTATCCTATAAAGGGACTGTCCCTGATCCGCAGTACAATGTGGTGGAGAAACCTAAGCACTATATGTTATTCGAGGATCAAGGAATTGAAGTTCGGGATGTTATTGAGAAGTTAGTGAGTAAACTCGATGACCATGTAGGTATTGAAGTGCCTTACTCTCCTCTATTCACGCCTGACTACGTGCAGATGATACAGTACCTGATGCGCTTTATGGACAAGAATGGCGTGGAGGACTTGAAGAAAGCTCGATGGTACTTGGACAAGTTGATTCAGGCGTATGCCGAAGATAGTTATGAATCTGACTTTTGAAGAACTTAAAGAGAAGCTTCAACGTATTGATGAAGTCACGCTGTTGGAGTTGCTTAATATCCACAGTGATGACATCATCGAGCGCTTTGAAGACTACATTGAAGATAAACAAGAACAACTGATGAGAGAAATTTACTGATGCGAAACCTACTAACGAAGAAGACAACATACACCTTCGACTATCCAGAGGCTTTGGCCTTTGCAGATAAACAGAATGGTGTGTTCTGGACTTTTGACGAAATTGATTTGGAAAAAGATGTACATTCAATTCTTACCGACTTTACTCCTGCTGAACGGCATGGTGTTACTACTTCACTTAAACTCTTCACCAAGTACGAACGTATTGTTGGCGATGAGTATTGGTCTGGTACTGTTAAACCTAACTTCCAGCATCCTGATATTGGCCTGGTGGCCGATGCCTTTTGCTACTTTGAAAGTAATGTCCATGCTCGCTTTTATAACCGCATCAATGAACTACTTGGATTGGCTACTGAAGAGTTCCATCAATCTTGGCAGTATGATCCTGTACTGGCTAGCCGTGTCGGGTACTTGGATGCTATTGCTGGTAGTCGTGATATTCCCCTTTCCTTGGCTGTCTTCTCAATGATGGAAGGCTGTATCCTGTACTCTAGCTTTGCTTTCCTGAAGCACTTCCAGAGTAACGGTAAGAACAAACTGAGTAACCTCGTTGCAGGTATTAACTTCTCCGTGCGGGATGAGAATATCCACCACGAAGCAGGTGCTTGGCTGTTCCGTACGTACATGGAAGAGAACAAGCTGGACAAGGGATGGATGAAAGAGCGTATTGAGCTGGCTGCTAAGGCACTGGTTGACCATGAGCATCGTATCGTTGACCTGTTGTTCTCTCATGGGGACATTGAAGGCATCAACGCTACAGCCATGAAAGCCTTCGTCAATGCACGAGCTAACATCTGCTTAGGCAATTTGGGCTTTGACAGTATCTTTGATGAAACTGGTGATACAATCTCTGAGTGGTTCTACATTGGTATCAGTACCTCTGTTATACACGATTTTTTCGCTAAGGTTGGCAATTCTTATAATCGTAAATGGAATGAAAAGGGCTTTACATGGTAAATACACCAGTGTTGGAAAACAAATATGAATTCCTGAGTGCAGAGCGTAAGCGTCTGCAACAACAAGGATTGTTGCCCACATGGTATCAGACAGGAGGATGGGGACTGTTCAAGTCAAAATACATGGAGGGAAGCGCCTCCTTTAAGAACCGTGTAGAACAGATCGCTGCTACGGCAGCTAAACATGCACCTAAGGATGGAGTAGATTGGTATGCGAAGTTCGTTGAAGTTATTTGGAACGGCTGGCTTAGTCCTTCAACGCCTACACTGGCTAACTTGGGCACTACTAAAGGGATGCCTGTCGCTTGTAGTGGTCAGTACATTGGTGATTCTGTTGCTGACTTTTATGGTGAACTACTTGATACTGCTGTGCTCACTAAGAATGGCTTTGGTACTAGCGGGTATCTGGGTGACATTCGACCACGGGGCTCACAGATCGCCACTGGTGGCACGGCTTCGGGAGTCTTACCAGTCTTTCAAACCTTCGTAGATGCCATGAAGCGAGTGACTCAAGGGGTTGCTCGCCGAGGAGCTTGGGCAGGTTATCTTCCTCTTGACCATCCTGATTTTAACGAGTTGGCTGACTGGGTGAAGAATAACCCTGATGATGCTAACGTAGGTTGGACAGTCAGTAAGGACTTTATGGAGTCATTGGACAGCGGTCATCCTGAAGCTATTGAGCGTTATCAGAAGGCGTTGAAGCTGAAGATGTTGACAGGTAAGGGTTACTTCTTGTTCACCGATAAGGTCGCTGAAGCCCGCCCTGATATGTACAAGGCCCACAACTTGGATGTTAAAGCCTCTAACCTGTGTACAGAGATCATGCTGCACAGCGGTGAGGAAGAGACATTCACCTGTATCTTGGCATCAATGAACTTGGAGAAGTATGATGAGTGGAAAGACACGGATGCTGTATTTACTGCGACAGTATTTCTTGATTGTGTTACTAGTGAGTTCCTGTCGATGGCTGCTGGCAAAAGAGGCTTTGAAAAAGCAGTGGCGAGTACTGAAAAGAGCCGTGCGCTAGGCTTAGGTGTTCTTGGCTGGCACTCGTTGCTGCACAAGAAGATGATTCCTTTTGAGAGCTTCCAAGCTCGTAAACTTAACGTGGAGATCTTTGATGGACTTAACCAGAAATCAGCAGAAGCAAGCCGGTATCTTGCAAAGCAGCTCGGAGAGCCTGAGTACTGCAAAGGGTACGGACTGCGGAATACTCATCGACTGGCTGTCGCACCAACCATGTCAACCTCTCAGCTCATGGGCGGAGTATCGCAAGGCATCGAGCCTTTTATTGGCAACGTATTTGTCCAACAAGGCGCAGGTGGGGAAACAATCCGAGTAGTTCCTGAGTTGCTGGAGATCATGAAGCGTGAAGGTGTGTACAGTCGTGAGACATTGCTTGAGATTGCAAGCCACGATGGTTCTATCCAACATGTTACATGGATGACCGATGTAGAGAAGGAAGTGTTCAAGACAGCGTTTGAGATTGACCCTTATGTCATCTTGAACCAAGCGTCTGAGCGTCAACTGTATATCTGCCAAGGTCAATCTATCAATCTGTTCTTCGGTGCAGATGATCCAGAGGAGCATATCTCTGCTGTCCACAAGGCAGCGTTTAAAGATCCTCTTATCTTGAGTCTGTATTACATTCGTACTAAGGCAGGAATTTCTGCATCAAACGGCGAATGTGTAGCATGTGAGGCATAAATGATTACGCAAGGCATTCTTAAAGAAATGTTTACTTACAAAGATGGTAAATTATTTTGGAAGATTAGAAAAGCAGTATGCACGATTATTGGAGAGGAAGCAGGGAGTACAGATATTCGAGGATACTGCAACATATCCATTGACCATAAAAAGTATAAGACACACAGGCTTATTTTTCTCCTGCATCATGGATATTTGCCAGAGTATATTGACCACATTGACGGTAATCCTACAAATAACAGGATCGAAAATCTCAGGGAGTGTACAGCGGCTCAGAATCAATGGAATCAAAAAGAAAACACAAGAAATACTTCTGGTATAAAAGGTGTGGCGTGGCATAAACGAGTAAAGCAATGGCAAGCTCGTGTTTGTGTCTCCGGTGTTCGCCATTATCTTGGTTATTTCCGGAGCCCTGAGCTAGCTGCAAAAGCTGTAAAGGAGTTTCGAGAACAGTATCATGGAGATTTTGTTAATCACGGAACGCATAACTAAGGAGTAAAATGAAGATTGAAGTATATAGCAAGGAGAATTGCCCTGCATGTACGGCTCTGAAGGCTCGCCTGAACAAGGATGGCGAAGCCTTTACAGAGATCGTAGTAGGTGTTGACCTGTCTCGTGAGGACTTCCTTGAGAGGTTCCCACAGGTACGTCAGATGCCTCATCTAGTGTTTATCAACGAAGCTTAACCAAGGAAGTATTAATGGCAACTAAGCAAATGAACCGAGCTATTCCAGCTAAGGAGTTGACTCCTCGTGAGAAGGTAAGTAACAGTCTGAAGTTGAAGCTGGATGACATGACAGTCATTAAGCCTAAGACTGAGAAGCAGATGGACTTCTTTGAGGCGTATCAGGCCAGTAACTACTTCATGGCATTGCATGGTGTAGCAGGTACAGGTAAGACATACATTGCCTTGTACAAAGCTTTGGAAGAGGCTATGGATCGTAACAATCCCTTTAACAAGGTGACTATCATCCGTAGTAGCGTTCAAGGGCGTGACATGGGCTTCTTGCCGGGAGATGCAGATGAGAAGATGGAGGTGTATATCCAACCTTATCGTCAAATCTGTAGTGACCTGTTCAAGCGTAAGGATGCTTGGGATCGCTTGGTTGAGCAAGGACACATTGAGTTTGTGTCTACCTCGTTCATCCGAGGCACTACCTTCTCCAATAGCATCATTGTTGTCGATGAGATGCAGAACCTTACCTTTGAAGAACTAGATACAGTAATCACACGAGTAGGAGATAAATCTAAGATTATCTTTTGTGGCGATTACCGTCAAACTGATTTGAAGAAGAAGGATGATAAATCAGGTATCTTAAAGTTCTTTGATATTGCCTCTAAAATGAAAGAGTTTGTACGTATTGAATTCCACATTGAGGATATTGTTCGTAGCTCCTTAGTGAAAAATTACATTATTGCCAAAACTAAATACGAGGACGGTGAATGAAATACACAAAAGAATTTTTAGAAGAATACTGTGAGTTCAGTCAGGAATATAAGACACTCGTCTGGAAGAAAGCTCCATCCAACAACGCAAAGATAGGTGCTCCTATTGGATCAGTGACGCGAGATGGATACAGGAGATGTTCAAGGCAGCTAGTACACCGTTTAGTATGGCTTTACTTCACAGGACAAGTTCCTGATAAGGACATTGATCATATTAACGGGGTACGTCTGGATAATCGGATTGAGAATTTGAGAGTAGTCTCTAGAATGGAGAATTTATGGAATCGCCGGGATATAAAAGGATATATTCAACAAGCATCCGGTAACTACACAGCGAGAATTCGTAATAACTATAAGACGATAACTTTGGGTACTTACAAGACTCCGGAAGAAGCACACGCAGCTTACATGAAAGCAAAACAAGAAAGGGATGGCGAATGAAAGCAAATGAAAACATTGAAGAACTAATGATGATGATGCCAGAGCAAAAAGGTCTTATCCGTACAAGCACTCAGCAGATGAGCACTCACTTGGTATTCTTGGATGAAGATATTACTTCTCCGGGTAACTACCGTGATGTCATTCACTGCCTGGCTACGTGTGGTGAGAACGATAACGTGAACATCTTGATTAACAGCTCAGGTGGGCGTGCTGATAGTGCATGGTCGATCATTGAGGCCATGAAGGGCTGCCGAGGAGATGTCTCTGTGACTGTTCTTGGTTCTGCCTACAGCGCAGCCTCTATGATTGCCTGTATGGCTAATGAGTGCTACATTGCTGAGAGTGCAGACTTCATGCTCCATACAGCTCACTATGGCTCTATCGGTACAGTGCCTAACGTTAAGAACCAGACTGACTTTGCTACCAAGCAGATCAACAAGCTACTGGATACCTGCTACAC